CTCCACCGAGAGATTTTTCAGGAATTCCCGAAAGCTCATGCATCCAGGTTTTAACATCCTTCAAGAAATCTCTAGCGGCAGGGATATTGCCTTGACTAGACAAGTTCTCTACTCTAGCATTAGCTGGCAATCCAGACCAAATCTTGTTAGCACCTTTTTCAAGTTGTCTTGCTTTGGCACCAAAGATAAGAGTAATAGGAGCAGCGTGATAATCAAGAATATCTGACACATCAGAAGCCTTCTCATTAAACAGTTTATTGCTGTCTATAACATCCTCTACAATACCAGCACCAAAATAGCTACCGGCTTGAGGTTGATGGATACCATGTACAATTAGCAGCTTACCAAGGGGGTTATCAATTACTCTGTCTTCTACAACTTCATTTTTCTCGTTTAGTTCTTGTATGAATATTTTCTCCTTAGTGTGAACCTCTCTATAGATTCTATTCTCTAGTTCAAATTGATTACCAACAAGTGTAAAATCTTGATACGGAATCAAGATAATGCAGAATTCCATTTCTCCAGTTTTTGAGTTATACTGAGGAAACACATATCTAGGGTCTAATGCCACCAATTTTACATCAGTAGGCTTTCCAGTATTGCCTTCGTCATCATCATCTTGAGAAGGTAGCCACTGAGGATAGATAAACCAATCACCAAAAATACCACCAAAATCTGCTACAGAGTTTGTGATTTTCTTGACACTGTTGGCTTTCCAAACATTATCAACCCACGTATCTATTCCATCGGCTTTTTGAGCCTCACTATAGGCTATATTCCAAGAGTTCCTAAAAGCAAATCTTCGCATCTTCTTAACAAAGACTTTGCAGTAATTAATGGTAACTTGGTCAAATCCTTCTGGTGCGGTCTGTGTCCAATGTTTACCATCGTAGAAATCCCAACAGTTTTGGTATTTCGTTACACGCTCAGAATGGTCTGGACCAAAGTTAAAAACCTGCGCGAAGAACGTACTTGAATACACTTGTGATTCGAAGTTTCCAGGTAAAGCGTATGTCACTTAGTCACCCCCTTTCTTTAATCTCTTTATCGTCTATTTCCTTGGACGACTATAATTTCGACCGAAAATTTGTTCTATGTTATCTCTAGTAGAATGAAAAAAGTCGTTTGCGGTTTCCTCTACCTCTGGCATCACATCAAAATAAGTACCAAACACCCCAAGCATAAGTGAATCAGGGTAATCATCATGCCCTTTTTCTTTGTCTACAGGACAAGGATTCAAAAACTTACCTGTATAGTGCTTCTTCAGCGTGGTCATCTGTTGCTCAAATTTCTTAAATCTCATGGTTTTTCTTACTGATACATGAGCCGGTATAATCATTCTTCTACTGTTTACCTCTTGTAATAAGTACTTATACCCTATGTCTTTAGAGCTTGGGCTAAATGTAAATGGAACAACATTAACATTCGGTAACAAAACTGCATACCTCTCTCTAATTGGGTCGCCAACACCAGTCGTATCACAAACTAAGGTGTCAATATAGTAATCGCTCAAGAATTCAATAACTTGAGGATACTGGTCTTCCCAATTATCCCCCTCAATCTCAAGCCAATTAAGAAGGTACTTAGGCATATTGCCTTCTTCATCTGCCTCTTCCCAAATAGGTTTTATTACCGTAACTACAGTAGAGTCTTGTGATTTTCCTAGGTCTAATCCCGCAACACAAGGGCTTTCTTTCCACAGTTTAACACATTTCAAAGCTTTATCATAGCACTTTTCATCTAGCTGTGTTTTTGTGAAAACCATACCTTTTGTGATAGGCCATATCAAGCGATAGGCCATCTTAAATTCGTCGGAATCAAAACCAAGGCGTTTTATCTCTCGCTGAATATACTTCTTATAGTAGTGATTATACTTCTGTGCAATAGTATAGTCAACCTCAAAGTGCATTTGTTTAGCAGAAGGACTTTTTAAGTCGTATGCCTTATTCTGTTCTATTGTATCATAAAAGTAGCCTATGTAAACATCAGGAGTACCAGTGGTTACTACCGTAGCATTTACAGCAGCACCCATAGGAAGAATTGACTTCTTAATCTTGAATGCTTCCATATCTTGACATTCATCAAGAAGGATAAGATGGTATGTCTTAGATTCAACTTTAGAACGTTTACTACCAGACTGGTAACGAACAAAGGATTTGTTTTGCAACCTAATTAGGTTTCCTCTAGCACCACCACGCGCAGGAATAGGCATCTTCAATTCTTCTATGAACAATCGTTTAGTATTATCCGTAGTGAAGATATCATAAATCCTATCGAACATGGTAATAGCCTGTTCACCAATAGGACCAAAACATCCAACCCATAATCCTTTTTTGAATAGGTCAAAATTATCAGGAAACTTATCAGCCAAGGAAGGAAGAATTACCATACACGCAGCCGTAATCATAGCTACAATTTGGGTTTTTCCTGAGTTGTGTACCTTTATTCCAGAAGCTAAGAACCATCCTTTGTCTGGAATGTTGATATCCCAAACAGGAGATTGTACTTCCAGTTTTTTAACTGAGTGAACACGGGCATGTGTCAGAACTTCTCCGTCTTCTCCTACAAAGGTTTTGCTTTGTCTTACTCTATATCTAAAGAATGGAGGAAAAAATTCGGTGGGAAGAAGTTCTTCAAAAAGCTCTTTGAAACGAACAAAATTAGTGGCACACTGAAAGATAAGAACGTGACCAATCCAAACCTCATAGTTTCCGTGCATACCTAGCTTATTAAGATGCTCTTTATAGAAAGCAAGCACTTGTGGATTAGCGCCCTTCAGAATGATTTTCATTGTGTTAGGCTTTTTGTAAGTCTTTCCGTTTGTTAGAAATAGAGGGTAGAAGAATTTAACTAGCTGCTCTTTAGTGAAGTAGTTGATTCCTTCTGGCATTCCATATTCATTGAACTTGATAACGTGTTTTAGAAAAGACTTGATATGTCCTGTAAGACGAAGTGTGAAGCTATTTTTTCGTACTGTAAAGTCAGAGTCTAGGAAGTACTTTTCAATAAGCTCTTTTACTCTTTGATGACCGACTGTTATCTTAATCTCTTCAGAGCCTTTTATGTTAGCTATAAGCCAACCAACAAGCTCTGCTAAATCGTTATTCATAGTAAATACCTTATCGTTGTAAGGTATTTTACCGTCACCAAACTTATCCCAACGGTCTAGAACTACTACCTTTGTTCCTTTTTCAACACATTGGGCTGGAATCCATCCTTTATCTGTAGCAATAGGATGCTCTTCTGTGCATCTAATTACATGACCACCAAGAGTTTTTATCTCGTACAGTTCAGCAGAATCTTTTGTCTTCCAAGCATCAGGGTGCTTTTCAATATAAAGCACTTTGCCTTCGCGGTCCATAATGAGGGAATCTTCTGCAATACACTGACGAGCAAATAGAGCGGAGAGGGTTGCACCCTCATTTGTGAGAATACTTTGGGTAAGTCTACGGGCAAACGGAACTTGATATGGGTAGAAAGTAGTATCTCCCATATACTGAGCAAGGTCAACTATCTTGTCTATGATTTTTTCTTCGGTAGCCAAAGATAGTCTAACTACGGTCTTTTTGTTTTCCTTCTCCAAACGTTTTCCCCATGTTCCTCAAAGTTTCAATAAACATTTTCTTACTCTCAGCCTTGGCTAGTCCTTTTAAATCTTCATCAAAAATCCACAAGAAACCACAAATGACGCACTTATTCACAGGCATCTTATATGTATATCGGCTAATTGTGAAAGTATTATAATGGCTCTTATGGCATCTTGGACATTCTTTCATTAATCTATAACCCTTCTAACTGGTATTTTGGCCTCTTTAAGAAGTTCTAATGATGCAGCAAATTGGTCCTCATGCTCATCAAATGCTGTTACTACTTCTTTGATGCCAGCATTGATTATCAGTCTCGCGCACATCAAACAAGGAATTCCAGTAATGTACATAGTTGCGCCATTTACAGCAATACCATGTTTTGCTGCTTGTACAATAGCATTAGCTTCGGCATGGGTAGACCTACAGAGTTCATACATCGTTCCATGAGGAATATTGTGTTCTTCTCTAAAACAAGTTTCACAATGAGAAATCTTTGCAGGAGTACCATTATACCCTGTACTAAGAATCTGTCTATCTTTAA